ACGGCTACGGAAACGACTACGGAAACGGCTTCGGAAACGGATGAATGTCATGGACTGGATCGAAATCGAGCAAAACGGAAACGGCGACGGCATAGGCTACGGAAACGGCGACGGAAACGGTTACGGCTACGGCTACGGCTACGGCTACAGAAAAGGGTAAAATCATGGACATCAACGAACTTACGATCGGACAAGCGAAAGAACTTGCCGCACTGTTGAATACTGGATCTACAAAAAACGGCGCTCATGCCTGGGAAATCGGGAAAAACTACCTCATCCGAACAGTGACCATGATCGACACTGGCCGACTGGTGTTGGTGACCGAGCAGGAGCTGGTGCTGGACGAAGCCTCATGGATCGCCGACACCGGGCGCTTTAGTGATGCGTTAGAGACGTCGAATTTCACCGAAGTGGAGCCGTTCCCGAACGGTCGGGTTATCATCGGACGCGGCGCAATCATTGACGCTGTGTTGCTCCACGATTTGCCCAGGAGCCAGAAATGATCGCCGCAGTTTCTCGCGCAGGAGTTGATTCTGCATGGTCGGGGTCGCGTTCGGGTTCGGGTTCGGGGTCGTGGTCGGGGTCATGGTCATGGTCGGGAGCATGGTCGTGGTCGCGGTCGGGGTCGCGGTCGTGGTCGGGTTCGGGTTCGGTGTCGCGGTCGGGGGCGCGGTCGTGGTCATGGTCGGGTTCGGTGGCGGGTTCGGTGGCGCGGTCGTGGTCGGGTTCGGGTTCGGTGGCGGGGTCGCGGTCGCTGGCGCGGTCGCGGTCGGGTTCGCGGTCGCTGGCGCGGTCGCGGTCGTGGTCGGGTTCGGTGTCGGGGTCGAATGCCGAGAAGTGGGCAAACTATGTTCGGTGATGGCGAAAGCCCCGCCTTGACCGGCTACGGAAGAAACGGCGACGGCGACGGCTGCGGCTGCGGCTGCGGCTCCGGCGACGGAAACGGCTACGGCCACGGCGACAGCGACGGAAACGGCGACGGCTACAGGGACGTCTACGGCGACGGCTACGGCTACGGAACCGGCTACGGAAAAGGCGGCGGCGACGGCTACGGCGACGGAAACGGTTACGGCTACGGCTACGGCTACGGCTACAGAAAAGGGTAAAATCATGGACATCAACGAACTTACGATCGGACAAGCTAAAGAACTTGCCGCACTGTTGAATACTGGATCTACAAAAAACGGCGATCATGCCTGGGAAATCGGGAAAAACTACCTCATCCGCACCGTTACCATGATCGACACTGGCCGACTGGTGGCTGTGACCGAGCAGGAGTTGGTCCTCGAAGATGCCGCATGGATCGCCGACACCGGGCGTTTTAGTGATGCGTTGAAGACGTTGAATTTCACCGAAGTGGAGCCGTTCCCGAACGGTCGGGTAATCGTCGGACGTGGCGCAATCATTGACGCTGTGTTGCTCCACGATTTGCCCAGGAGCCAGAAATGATCGCCGCAGTTTCTCGCGCAGGAGTTGATTCTGCGTGGTCGCGGTCGTGGTCGTGGTCGCGGTCGTGGTCGTGGTCGCGGTCGGGATCGTGGTCGCGGTCGGGATCGTAATTTCACCGATTGATCTGGAGGTTGCGCCATGAGCTGGATCGAAATCGAGCAAAACAGCATCGTCATTGCCGGCTTGGAAATCGAAATCGATGTTCGCGCCGCCGGCTCCTACAGCCCAGGCTATCGCGGCGCTTGCGATCGCTATCAGCAGATCGAACCCGACGAGCCTGCATCGTTTGAGGTCAGCGCCGTCGAGTTTCGGACCAGCAAGCGGGACGCCACAACCAATGCGTGGGTTCCAACCAGCGACTGGCAAAGCATTCCGGTGGTCATGCTGCTGCCGGAGCACATGACCGCCATCGCCGACCAGTGCATCGCCTACCACCAGGATATGGACCAACGATCCCGCGAAGACGAGGCTGAAGCCCGGAGGGCAGCATGATGACCAGCGGAGACCACCAGCTTTCGGCGAACGCCGTCATGGAAGCTGCATTACGCAAGATCGCATACAAGCTCGACCAAAGCTACGGTCAGTTCAAGGACTCAGTCCCAAGGCTTTGCGCCGAAGATATTGCGGAGTCCTATACGATAGCCAGGGAAGCCATCGACGCACTAGAAACAGCGAGACGGTAAATAGTACAGAATGCGCGCTTGGCGAAATAGGTAGACGCATCGGACTTAAAATCCGATTCCTCATGGAGTGCTCGGTTCGAGTCCGGCAGCGCGCACCACCACCCCCCAAACTCAGCCGGGGCTTCGGCTCCGGCACTTTTCCCCAGGAGGCTGCCATGAACGACTTCACCCTAAAGCTCAAGGGCCGCGAGTTTGTCCTAAACAGCGGCGTCGTTTTTATCTCGCTCGGGACGGTGCGTCTGACCGACTTGCTCACCATGGGGCTGGTGCCGGTGCCGGGCAGCCGAGGGCGGTGGGTGTGGGGATGATGAAGTCCTCTGGTGCAAGCGACATCGTTGATATTGATCTCGATGTCATTACAGAAACCGAGAAAGCATACCGCGTCAGTAATAGCGAAAGGAGGTTTTGGCTCCCAAAGTCTCAAGTCGAATATGACGGCGCAAGGACGTTCTCAATGCCGGAATGGCTGGCCCATGAGAAGGAGTTGATCTGATGATGGTAACGAACACGCCGACCCGCAGGGCGGATCGGAAGCCCGCCCATCCCGCCGCAAAAGCTATGGCGGAGTGTGTTGTTTCTGATCATCCTAACCTCACTTGGAATAGCGTATCAGAAGAGATCAGGACGGCATTGATTAACCAAGCCGATAGGGTGATCGCTGCGCTAGATGTCGCAGGATGGTTAATCGTGCCTAATGATGGAGGTTAGCATCATGCACAAACCAGACTTCACCGGATGGGAATGGTGGGCGGCTTTATCTTGGCATGTGATAGCCAACTATAAAGCGTCTACGGAAGAACTGCGCAGCTTTGAGTTCCCCGTGGTGCCGTCAAAACAGTTGCCGCCGACGGAATACGACTCTTTCGTTATTCACGAAAAAGCGGAGTGCTGAAACGATGACCTACATCACCGACCGCCGCCGCGTCGAGATCGCGGCAATCCCGCTACTGTTCCTCAAGGTCGCGTCCCGCATCGCTGTTCATTGCGTCGAGATCGGCGAGTGCGAGCGTGCCGAAGACCACACCGAACTCGGGCCGGCGATGCACTATCTCGGCCTGGCTGCGGCCGAGGCATTACTCGATGGCCGTGACCGCCAGTCCGCCGATAAGTTGCTGCGCCGATCCAGCCGTCTCGCCAAAGACCTGATGGAGAACAAGGCCCGCACGGGGGTTCTTCCGGCCTATCGGCACGCACAGCGCTTACTGACCGAGTTGCTGGAGAGCGAGCGGCTGGTCCTCTACGCCGGATCGTCGTTCGACCACGGATATGAGTTGCTCGACGCCGCAATCCTGTCCGAGCCGGCGAATGCTGAGGATCTGGAGCAAATCGACAAGTCCGCAACCAAATCCGCGCGGCGCACGCTGCGGCGGATCGAGGAGAAGGGGCATTTCCATGCCTGATACCGCCCAAACCCGCCAGCCGCTCATTACGGTTCCTGGCGGCTATCCCGACATCCCGCCCGCCACCTACCACTCGCCCGGCATCACCCCCACCCCGGCCCTGTCGGCATCGTTGGCGGCGGCTCTGGCGGACCCGGACGGTTGCCCAGCCCTTGCCTGGGTGGACAGCCCGCTCAATCCCAATCGCCCCGAGCGCGAGACGGACGCCATGCGCATGGGCACCGGCGCCCACATGGCGCTACTGGAGCCGGCCCGGTTCGAGACCGCCGTCAAGGTCATCGCGGGCGGATTCACTAAAAAGGGCGATTGGTCCGAGGGGTGGGTTTGCGAAGACGCAAAGTCCCAGGTCGCCGCCGCCCGCGCCGCTGGCATCGTGCCCATGAAGCAAGACGAACACGACCGCATTCTCCAGATGCGCCTTGCGCTCCGCAACCAACTCCCCGGCGTCCCGTTCCGCACGGTGGACGAGGTACTCGACGGCGTATTCGATGGCGGACAGCCCGAGTTCTCGATGTTCTGGCAGGAGCCGGATCGCGACGGTATCTGGTGCAAGGCCCGCGTCGATTACATGCATACCCTGCCCGATGGCCGGCTGCTCATGATCGACTACAAGGCCACCGCCGACGTGACGACTGATTTCTTCTCCCGGCAGATCAATGACCGAGGTCACCACATCCGGGGCGCCCACTATCTCCGGGCCGGTGAAATGGCGATCGGACGCCATCCCGATCTTTACCTCTATGTCTGCCAGATGACCAAATTTCCGTTCCTCGCGCGGGCGTTCGAGGTTGACCCGAACGACCTGGAAACCGGCCGGAACCAATGGCTGTTCGCCACGCAGAAGTTCGCCGAGTGCATGAAGTCTGCCATCTGGCCGTCGTTCCGGAGCCACCCGCGCCGGGCCACCGTGGTTTCCATGCCGACCTGGGCGCGGATGAAGATTGACGCGGCGCATGATGCCGCTGTGGGAGGTGCGTGATGGGAATACTTCAAATAGAGCCGGTTTCCAGGTCGGGGATGAAGCTGTTGATCAGCCTCTATGGCCTGAGCGAGACCGGAAAGACGCTGTCCGCCCTCAAGCTGGCCGCCGGCATTGAGCCGAACCCGGCCAAGCGCATGATGCTGGACACGGAAGGCGGTCAGCGCGGCCGGGCCTATGTCGATCTGATCGCGGGTGGGTATCTGTATGGCGCGCTCACGCCGCCGTTCACGCCCGAACGGTACATCGAGGCGCTGAACGAAATTGAGGAGCACGGCGTCAATGTATTGGTGATCGACAGCGTGTCGCACGCCTGGTTTGCCGAGGGCGGTGTCCTCGATATGGTCGAGGCCGCGACCGAGAAGAACGATATGGCGAAGTGGGCGAAGCCCAAGCGCCGTCTTGGTAAGATGACCCGCCGTATGTTGTCTTCCGATATGCACATCATCCTGTGCAGCCGGGCCAAACAGCCGCTCATTGAAGAGTACGTTGATGGACGCAAGAAGTTGACCCTTGGCCCCGTCGTTCCAGTTCAGGAAAAGACGCTTCGCTATGACATGACGATTATGGCGCAGATGCTCGGTGACGGACGGTTCACCATCGCTGCCCCCGCCGGTAAATGCCCCGGATCACTGCGGCCGGCATTCGCCACCGAACTGATGAATGAGGCGATGGGTCAAAAATTGGCATCGTGGGTCTCCGGCGGTGAGTTCAAGACGGCCGGAGACCGGCATATCGAGATTGAGGCGCGCGAGGTGGCTGAACGCGGCACCGACGCATTTCGCGCATGGTGGAAGGCCGCGGCGCCCGGCCATCGCGACCACCTGAAACCGATGATGGCGAATTTCCAGTCTATCGCCAAAGCGGCTGACGATGACGCCGAAGCGCTCCGGCGTGGCGAAGGGAATGATGACGATTCCGACGCCGGGGGCGCGCCATTCCAGATGCCAACCTCTGTTTCGACCGACCCGGACGGATACCCGGCGACCGCCCATAACCAAGGATAGGACATCGAACAATGATGACCGAAGAGCAGGCCAAGACGAAGTGGTGCCCGAATGCCCGGCATGTGACGGAAGACGATGTTGGAATGCCGGTGGCGAACCGCTGTGGAGAACCGTGGAATGACGGTGGAATAACTGGCCTTCCATGGAATAAGTGCGTCGCCTCCGATTGCATGGCATGGCGATTCACCAGGCACATCCCGCTCGCTGGCTACTGCGGCGCGTTCGGCCGCCCGGAGAACTGATCCAAATTTTAGCGACGCAAACCCGGTCGTTCAGGGCCGGGTTAGTCGCGTCCGGTTTGCTTCCGCTTGCGCGGCCCTCTAACGGTGTCTGAGCGTTTCTTGCGACCAGTCTCCGTCGTCTCGTCCCGCTGTTGGGCGACGTACTGAGCGATCACGCTCAGAGGCGCGCCGCCACAGGACGCGGCGAAGTAGCTTGGCGACCAGAGGTGCCCACCCCAGAGCTTCTTGGTCACTTCCGGAAACTTGTGTTTTCGTAGAAGTCGGCTTGAGACGCCTTTGAGGCTGTTCACCATCTTGGAAAGTTGGACGGTCGGCGGGTACTCGATCAGCAGGTGAACGTGGTCATCCTCGCCGTTGGCCTCTTTCAGGACGGAGTTGAACTCGGCGCAGACGCCGCGAAAGGCGTCGTTCAGGACCGCGTGCGCACGGTCAGTTAGGACGCCACGCCGGTACTTGGTGACGAATACCAAATGAACATGCAGGGCGCTTACCACGCTGCGACCCCGCCGATATTCTAATTCCATGGGCTTGACTCCTGTCGTTAGACCGACTATACTACAACCCATGAAGACGCTCAAGGCATACCGCTATCGCGTGTACCCAACCCCCGAACAGGAAATCCTGTTTCGGCAAACGGTCGGGGGTTGCCGGCTCGTCTACAACCTCGCCCTGGACCAGCGGAAGCTCAACTGGCATCGGAGCAAGCCGCTTCGGCTGACCAGCTACGACCAGATTAAAGAGTTGCCGGCACTGAAGGACGAAGTGCCGTTTCTGCGCGACGTGCCGAACCATCCGTTGCAGCAGGCGATTGTCGATCTCGACAAGGCGTTCAAGAACTTCTTCGAAGGTCGGGCGGCCTATCCCCAGTTCCGCAAGCGCGGCGACCGGGACAGCTTCCGCTATCCCGATCCGAAGCAGTTCAAGATTGCGTCGGAGCGCATCTTCCTGCCCAAGGCGGGATGGGTCAGTTGGGTGCAGCATCGTCCTGTTCAGGGCACGCCCAAGACGGCGACGGTCTCCCGCACGGCGGATGCTTGGTTCGTCTCGATCCAGTGCGAGGTTGAGGCCGCCGACCCGGTCCCGGTGACGGGCGCTGCGGTCGGGATCGACCTTGGTGTTGCCAAGCCGATGGCCCTGTCTACCGGCGAGATCATCATGCTTCCCCGCACGACGGAGACGGAACGGCGGCGCCTCGGCACCCTGCAACAGCGGGTTGCCCGGCGGACAAAGGGATCACGAAACCGGCGCAAGGCTCAGGTGGCCGTCGCCCGGTATCAGGCGAGACTGGCGCGGCGTCGGAAAGACGCTGCCCATAAGGCAACCACGAGGATCGCCAAAAGCCACGGCGTCATCTTCGTTGAAAACTTGAAGGTGCGCAACATGACGGCGAGTGCGGCGGGCACGGTCGAAGAGCCGGGACGGAATGTCCGGGCCAAGTCCGGGCTGAACCGCAGCATGCTCGACGTGGCACCTTCGCAAATCAGGCAAATGCTGGAATATAAGTCGGTCTGGTACGGCTCAACCGTTATTGCCGTCCCGCCAGCCTATACCAGCCAGCGGTGCAGTCATTGCGGCTTTGTCCATCCGGACAACCGCATCACTCAGGCCGAGTTCGTGTGCCGCTCTTGCGGCTACACTGAAAACGCCGACGTGAACGCTGCCTGCAATATCCTTCAGCTTGGAACCGGAGGACTTCCGGGGATGGTCTGCGAATCGAACCGTGCTACAGGTCGGAAGCAGAAACAGCAGCGCCGCAAGGCGTGAATCTCGGCCCTTTAGTGCCAGGAGTAGTCACAATGCCTATCACCGAAAAAACCGCCCACGGCATTCTTATCAGCCACCACGACATCGCGGTCGGGAAGAAGCTGCTGGCCGATATCGAGAAGAGCATCGAGGAAAAGCCGCGTTCCTTCCATGACGATTTCCGGACGTTGCGGCGCGTTACCATGGGCATCCCAAGTGGGTCGAACGGCGAGCGCATTTTGGACGTCCCGCTCACGCTGGCGGTTAGCGTCATCAGGGCCACGATCGCCGAGCATGAGCGGCGCCTGGTCGAATTGAACCAATGCGCCGCGATCGAATTACAGACGATTCTGGCGCCCGAGCGGGACGCGAAAATTGATTTTTTCGCGGCGTTCGGCCCGGTGCGTGAAGCAACCCGTTCAAAATCCGGTGCTGGAGAATAAACAATGACCGACATCACCCTGACCCTATCCCCACGCGCACTGACCGCGCTCGCCGAGATATCCCGCCGGCATATCCGATCGGCCGGTGTAATCGTCACCACCATCCACCGGGCCGAAGCGCCTGACATTTTTGACGCCCTTGTCGAACGGCTGTCCGAGGAAGACGCGATCATCCGGGCCAGCGAACTGGGGCTGCCGGAATGCGGGCCGATCGCAACCACGCCACCGGTAGCCGCGCCCGACCCGACGCCCGAGCCCCGCGAGCGACAGAGTTTGGTCCCCGAGTGGGTGGCCGCCGGACAGGACGCCTATCGCGATGGGGTTGCTCGGGATGCGTTGACCGGCGGCCGGCGGCAACTGCCGCACATGCAGGCCGGATGGGACCACGCCAAGGCCGAGGCTGAGCATGCGCTGGCAGCCGCCAACGCGACCATGGAAGAGCCGGCCGGGGAGATGGATCAGTTTGCCGGAGACGTCGCAGCCGGCGAGCGGCTATTGGTTGAGGTGGTTAAGCCTGCTCCGGCCAACGACGAAGTGCTGTTTTAGGGTCGCAACCGTCTGACCACCAACTACAGCCGGGGAGAAATCCCCGGCCTCCACCTCACGGATTTAACTCCACTTCATTTGCGGGGGACGCGATGCAAAACACTTCTCATGCCGTTATGGCACAGCGAACCGAGGCGAAAAATAGCCCGGACTATTTTCCGACACCTCCATGGGCGACCCGCGCTTTAATCGAGTATATTCTGGATAATCAGCAAGAGCTGTCCAAGAAGGTATGCCTTGAACCAGCCTGTGGTGCTGGACATATGGCGCGGGTTATCAAGGAATATTTCGGGACAGTTATGTGCTCAGATGCATTCAACTACGGATATGGACCAGTAAGAGATTTTATTACACATCCGTTTGAAACAAACTCCGTTGATTGGGTTATCACAAATCCACCATTCCGTCTAAGCGAGGAATTCACAATTCGTGCGCTCAAGGTCGCTCGGGAAGGAGTGGCAATTTTAGCTCGGACGGTATTTATCGAAAGTGTTGGCCGGTACCGTAATCTATTCGAACGGATGCCACCGACCAAGTTTGCTCAATTCACTGAGCGAGTCCCCATGGTAAAAGGGCGGTTGGATCGAAATGCATCGACAGCAACTGGCTATGCTTGGCTTGTTTGGGAAAAGAAGACAAAACCCGCACATCCGCGCCTCATGTGGGTTCCGCCGTGTCGCAAGCAGCTTGAGCGTGATGACGACTACAAGTTCGTTAATTAAACCATCCGGTCAGGCGGCGTTGTGCTTAACCGTGATGTCAATGGCGCCCGAGGGATATTCCTTCGGGCTTTGGTAGATCAACCCTGGCTAAGAAATGAGCGGTGACATGAGCATCACAAAACGCCTTCGACACCACGCAGAACCAGCGGACGCGCCGATCGGTTGGCCTTCATCATTGATGCTCGAAGCTGCCGACGAGATCGACCGCCTGGATGCCGAAGTCGCACGCCTAACCGCCGGCATCAAGAAATACTTGGATGAAGGCATCCAGGAGACGAGTGGCCCCTATGGGCAGTCCAAGAACAACCGATGTGAGCACAATCGGTTCGGTTTCGAGGTCTGCGAGCAATGCACAGACGCATATTTCGAAAAGCTGTTGAAGTGAGAGTGATCAAAAAGCCGCTCCGGTTTCCCGGAGCGGCTTTTATCGCTGGATTTTCCTCTGCCCGGATTTGCCGTCCGGGAGTGCGTAGTCCTCAGCGAATCACGGCCCGGCCTTCAGCGCCGCAGCGCACGCGGCCGACAGACCAGCATAGGCCGCTTCATCGGCCACCGCACCCGGCACCCCGCCAGCTGCCGTTGCCGCTGCTAGGATTTCCGGGTGAGCGGCCTGATCCGCCGCACAGGCTGCCGTCACCACGGCCGACTGCTCCGCCGGGGTGCAGGCGGACAGGGCGAGTCCGACGCCGATCACCAGGGAAGCAGCCACCGAAGCAGCCGCACCGCCAGATGGGGGGACAGATGGGGGGACAGACCCCCGCGCCTTTGTGACCACAATATCCAGGGCATCGAGGGCGGGCTTGGCCTCTGGGCACAGGATACCCCCGAGGGCCGATACGGACACCAGAGCGATGGTGACGTAATCACCGCCAGAGACCACCGCCCCGACCGTGGCGGTGAGCCACGAGGCTAAGGCCGCGCGGGTGGTGGGCTCGGAGAGACGGGAGATGAGGTAAGCGAAGATCGTTGACATGGTGCCTCCTTGGGTGGCCGCTCGCTGGCGGCCCTGGGGTGAACTCGGAAAGTGGCTTGAAGTTTATGACAATCTGACCTGGTGCAAGGTTGCGACGTCGGCGACGCCAGTCGGCGGCAACATCGTGTCGACCTGGTGGGTCCAGACCGAGACCATGGTTCCGGTGCCGAAGATGCCGTCGGCTTTCAGCTTCAGAGCGGTCTGCAACGGCTTCACCGCGTCGCCCCGGTCGCCCTTGATCAACGCTCCGGGCAACAGCCCGATGCCCCGCAGGCCGCGGGCGAACAGCGCCGCTTCGGCCAGTCGTCGGCCACTCAGGTTGGACGCGGTCGGCTTGCCCGGCCACAACCGAACCATCTTGGCGATTTGAACGACGACCTCGGGCCACTGGTCGGGACCGGCGGCAACTGCGGTTCGGGCTGCCTTCATTTCGGTGCGTCGCTCGCCTTCCATGCTCGTTCCACGGTTGTAAACCAGCGAAACTAGGGCTCCCAGACTGTCGGGGGGCAGCTTGTCCGAGCCGGGGAACGCCTTTAAGGTAGTCTTGTTTTCCTCTGGGAGGGTGTAATTAACGAATACCGTCTCGGCATCTTCGGCACGAATCGCAATGTCTTTGACCGAAGCCAGGGCGTTGCGGGCGGCTTGACCGGTCATGCCTTTGACCGCCTCAAGCCGCATCAAGTCGCCAGGTGACAGCAGGCCAGTCCATGCCGACAGACTGCGAGGGTCGGCCCCGATGTCACAGCCGTAACCCAGGGTGACGCCGCTCCCGCAGCCGGGCCATTCCGGGTGAGGCGGGCAGCCTTCGAAGGATTTGATCAGGTCGATGGCGGCGTCGGAAATCGGTTGAACCATGAGAACATCCTGTCGGTTTGGCGGTTTTCTGTGCCCGAAGCACGGCGAACCGGTGTCATTTGCGGTCAAGGGGCGTCTTCTTCGACGGGGAATGGTCCGACGCTTTCCTCGCAGTGGTTCCTCGCGCCAAGCAACTCCCGTGCAGCGAAGTTGACTGGATACCAGATCGGCGATAGCATCCAGTACCAGACGCGGCCTAGCGTCCCGGCTTCGGCTTCCCCGCACCAGCACGAGATGGTCTTGGTCCTGGCGCCGGTGAAAATGCACGCGATCAAGCAATCGAGCTGGAACGCGACATTGACAAGATAAGTCAGGATGCACCCGGTGCCCGGTGGAGCAGCGAGGGGATCAGATGAGGACATGCTGGTCACCGTAGACGGAAGCCATGGGAGGTCCAATCGGTTAGAGGGGGAGGACGTGGCTGAGCCAGATCCCAAGCCAGAAGAAACCACCCGTTAGGGCTTCACCCCCTTCCCTTGGTTAGAATTGAACGCCTGAGGCCGAATACGCAAAGAACGCGGCCCCGACCACCGTTGCAGCGAGGGTAGCGCCAGCGGGGACAAAGATCGACCCCGAAACGCTGGTCCCTGTGGTCGCGGTTGCAACCGTCGCCCCGCCCACGGTCAGCACCGTTGAGCCCCCCGTCCCTACTAGCACATACGCCAGATAGATCGACTGATTGATGACGGTCGATGAAAGCGAAGACGTTAGGTATTTTGTGAACGGCACAGGGTTCGGCGGACAAACAAACCCGCCGAGGAAGTTAGCCCCAAGTCCATAGCCCGCAGGCATCGGGATTGACATTCTGCGTGCTCCTAGAAATAGGGGTATGGGGCGTTGTAGGCGAACGATGCCGACCCGACGACAGTTGCCGCGAAAGTCGAGCCCCCCTGGACATAGGTTGTCCCGGTCACGGTGTTACCAGCGGTCGCGGTTGCGATCGTAGTTCCGTTGACGCTAAACAGCGTCGATCCGCCTGAGCCTGTCAGAGAGTAGGCGATGGTGGTTGACTGCGGGATCGCGGTCGAAGAGATCGACGCGGATGTGTAACGAAGCTGCGGCGAGGGTAGAAGTTGGGTTGCTGCGGAAGTATAGGAGAGGATCGCTATACCTCCTTGACCACCACCTACGACTGCATTAGTTGCGACATAAATACCGCCTGCACCGGGGTATAATGTGGAGCCTCCTGTGGCGCCCACCGACGCGGTATAGCCCCCACCCGGGTTACCGTAACCACCTCCGCCGCTTGCGCCGCTAGCTCCGGTCCCACCGGTCGCCCCTTGCCCCCCCGAAGAGGCTGTCCCGTAATAATTATTGCCCCCTGTGTATTGGCTCCCCGGAGTCGCGCTACCCCCCGTGCCCGCCGCTCCGCCGACGGACGATCCGCCTCCACCAGGGGTTGCCGCGCCACCACCATAGCCAGCACCACCACCGCCATACCAACCAGACCCGCCCCCACCGCCCCCACCGCCGCCGCCTCCTCCTCCCACATAAACAGCGATGGTCGCCCCGGCCGGAACGTAAACAGAGCCGACAACGGTGACCCCGGCAGTCCCGGGAGAACCCGGACCACCACCATTCCCGCCGTTCGCGATGATGGGTACCCCGTTAATTACGACAGCCGTAGACCCGCCACCGCCCCCGCCACTACCGCCCGAGTTGCCCGCGCCACCACCACCACCGATCAGCGTATATCCCAGATACCCGCTGACCGGCATCACGCCAGAGTATGACGACGTAACGGTGATTTCCGTGACTTGCGTCGGCGCTGGAATTGGGACTGATGATTGCGCGACGAAAGTCAGGATCGCTATACCTCCTTGACCACCACCTACGACTGCATTAGTTGCGACATAAATACCGCCTGCACCGTGGTATAATGTGGAGCCTCCTGTGGCGCCCACCGAGCTTACATAGCCCCCACCCGGGTTACCGTAACCACCTCCGCCACCTTGTACTCCAGATCCGGTCCCACCGGTCGCCCCTTGCCCCCCCGAAGAGGCTATCCCGCTACCATCATTGCCCCCTGTGTATTGACTCCCCGGGGTCGCGCTAGCCCCCGTGGCCGCCGCTCCGCCGACGGACGATCCGCCTCCACCAGGGGTTGACATGCCGCCACCACCACCACCACCACCGCCATACCAACCAGATCCGCCCCCGCCTCCATATCCCCCGCCCCCACCACCGACATATACGGCGATGGTCGCCCCGGCCGGAACGTAAACAGAGCCGACAACGGTGACCCCGGCAGTCCCGGGAGAACTCAAACCGCCGCCATTCCCGCCGTTCGCGATGATGGGTGCCCCGTTAATTACGACAGCCGTAGACCCGCCACCGCCACCGGTATTGACCGTGCTGCCCGCCCCCCCACCGCCCCCAATCAGCTCATAACTGAGCACTCCAGCCTGGGCAAAAGTCGTCGTCAGCGTCGAGGTAACGGTGATCTCGATCGGGATTTGCAGTAACGGTGGGGTCATGGCTGAGGTATAGAGTAGGTTCCCGAGACCCCCTCCGAGCGGCTGGCCCATGCTCATGACTTAATAATCCTTGCGTTGGGCATTGAATCGGATACCACCAGCGTTCGCGACACCAATAGCCGCATAGAGGGACTGCCCGGACTTCAGTCGGAGCGGGTTCGATTCCGTGACCGCTGTGCCGTCGATATGGGTCAATGGAACCGGCCAAACCGCAGTAGTGGTGCTGAGCGTCTGCGCAGTCATCACGGCCATGCCGATGAGCGCGTAATTAGTTCCGTCGAAGATGTAGAGCTGGAGATTAGTCAGAACGCTTGTTGCCACAGGGATCGCGGCAATGTGGGCATACTCGGAAAATCCGCCCGCCCCCGTCCCCGCTGTCGAAAGAAGGACGCCGTTAGGGAGTGACGTCCCGGTATACGTCGTGTTCGCCGCGGTGCAGACGCAGGTGTCGTTCGCCGCCAGTATGGGGAATGAACTTGTCGGTGAGGTTGACATGGTAGACTCCGATCAAGAAAAATATCAGTTCCACTTCGCGGCATCGATCTGTGCTGAGGTCGTGATCGTCCCGGCATTGATGCCGGCGATTACCGCGGCCAAGTCCTGCCAAAGCGCAGTGACCCAAGCGCCAACGGCACCACCGAACTCAACCATCTGCGTTGGCGTGATCGTGTGCTGACTGTAGTCGCAATCAACGTAGATCTGCGTAGGAGTTGCGGCCGTCATCGTTCCGTTGCTTGCCCACGCCATCAGACTATTGATCCCGCTGATAGACACCGGGTCACACTCGGTGGTGAGGGTCACGGCGCTGCCAGACAGGGTATGGCTGTAGATCCCCGACAAGACGGCGGCTTGTTTGGCGCTGGCATAGTTCAAAAGCGCTGTCTTGCTTTGCGCAGCCAAGTGTCCGGTCCATCGCGGGTCAGTGTCGGGCATCTCGACGTAGCCAGTCGGCGGATTGAGTGCCTGAGATTGGGGAAATACGGCGTTGATCGTTCCGTCAACGCCATAAGAACAAAAGATCGTAGCCATGATTTCTCGCCTCTTTAGACGGAGTATGATGTGATCGAGATAGCACCAGACGTGACGTTTGCTGATGCCGAGTAATACAGCGTCTGCGCAGCGGCGAGGGGCAAGAAAAAGTCCCCGTTCGGCCCTCCTGTGACGCTACCAGAAATATTCGCCCCCACGTTCTGGCCACCGAAGCTTGCTGTCGTCGCCGCTACTGTGATGTTGGCCGTACCGTTCGAGCTACCTACGACGCCGATAGTGCCGGAAATGGCTTTCGCATTGACGGGAACGATGCTTGAGATGCTCGTAGCCGTCAAACTTGCAGCGCCTGAGATCGTCACTGCGGTCGCAGCCGAGAACACTGACCACCCGCCTACCTGATTTGATGCTGTGGCGTACTTGACTGTTCCAAGATAGAGCGAAACAGTGTATCCGCTCGGGGCGTGGCTGCCCGCGTAAACAGCCGAGCCATTACCGTTGCTCGCCAAGGTCGCGATGGCACTGACGCTTGAGCTTGTTGGGTTGTAGATGGCGTAGATATCGTAGAACGTCCCAGAGATCGGCGTGCCGTAGTCCAGGGCTGCTGTGCCGGTCGTCGCAAAGTTGACGGACTGATCGAAGTTTGACAGGGTGTAGGCCGTTCCGCCGACGGCAGTCGCGGCAATACCGCTATCAAACGAAGTGGTGACTACAGACGCTCCCGCGTACCCGATGAGCAGGTTGCGGATTGCACTCGGGGCACTGACCGGCGGCTGAGCGACCGTAGCCGGGATTGCTTGCGGGCCTGCGTAGATGTTAGTGCCGTCCCCCCAGACGGCCGATGTCGAGGACTGTCCAATCACAACGCCCGTACCCGCAGAAGTCTTGCAAGTGACGGTGTAGCTGCCGGTAGTGTTGTTGAACAGCTGCCAAGATCCAACAATTGTGGGGAATATAATCTGGACATTTGCAGTCAAGCTGCCAGAGAGTACGAAGAAACCGCGATTATACTGAACCGCAGTCAAGGTTACATTGGCGTTGCTCAACGAAAGAGAAATCAGACCATACGCTGTTCCGCTAGGTATCCAATTTGAGCCTCCTGTGTCTGGGTTTGACGTATTGCTGTCTGCCGTGGATCGCCAGAACCCCGTCCCGTCCAGGGACTGTAGAACGGCGCCGGCAGGATACCCACCGATCGTAGAGGCGTAGGCGGCGTTGTAGACGGGTCGTCCGCCAACCTGCACCCACTGGAGTCCCGCAGTGGTCTGGTACAAAATTCCGTTGAAATCTTGCCCGAACGGAGGCACTCCGCCCGCCGAAATCGGGAGGAACGTCAGCGGGGGGAACCCGTCATTGAGCGACGCCGCGCCGGGAGTCACGCCGATCTGGGAGGCGGTTGGGATCGTTCGGATGTACCCCGCCGCGGCGTTGACGCCGAACGGTTCAACAAACGAGGTAGGCGCGGAGGCTGCGAGCATAGCGTTGATCCCTCAGGATTAGAAGCTGAATGGTATGGCGTGGAGAGCAGCAGTAGAAACGCCACCCCCCGACGAAGCCTGCCTGATTTGAAAGTATGTGCCGTCGTAGAACGCCTCCACGACTTGGCCTGCGACGATATCGCCTGTGGTAAGCGCGCTTGCTCCATCCTGGTGCTTGATTGCCGCCGCGCCCAGGCCGTTGACATTGAGGGTGCTGGCTCCCGTACAGGCGTTCGCGGCCTTGAACCTGACGGGGGCACCGATAAGCGCAGTCAGCGATGCCGGGACCGGGGAAAGCGTCACGACATAGGCATTCGCCGTGCCAGTATCCGCCGAATAGCTCGGTACCTGCGATTGGAGGTCGGTCTTATTGACCAGCGTTCCGGACGTTGGGAACGTCACCGCAGTCGTGGCCGTCAGCGTCCCGGTGAAACTATAGGCCCCCGCCAGGGTAAGTGCGCCGGCCAGCGTGACCGCCTTACCGCCGACCGACCCAACGGTCACTGCGCCTGCGTTGGTGACCGTCGCATCCCCCGACACAGAAACTGCCGTGGCAACTCCGCCCGCACTCCCGACGAATATCTTGTTGTTGGCGAGCGGAAGAAGAGATGCGGCAATTGCGGCAAGCTGAGTTCCGGTGAACTGGACAACGTAACCGCTCGCAGCCTGATATCCAAGAACAGTATCCAGCGGCTGCATCGCGCTACCGGCTGGGTATTGGTAGAGCGCCTTATATCCGGCAGGGGTAGCCATCATGGACCTCAATTGGTTGTAAGTGCGAACCCGTTCTGGTCAAGTATCTCTAGGTTGAACTGATCCATGACGCCAGAACCACGGTCGGCAGCGTCAACGATGCTGAACCCGGGGAACAGGGCTCCTTGGTTGAACGGTACTGCGCAAGAGATCCCGGCTTCATTAAATCCAAACACCCCGCCCAAGAGGTCCACATCCATGATCTCTACTTCGACGCCTGTTGGCATCGGGATCAAACCAGACTGCGACAAGATCGCGATATCGAGTGGCTGGAGCAAAAACTCGGCGGTGATGCGGACATTCATTCCGCCGGTATCCTGATAAACCACCGGCTGGTCCCATGTGCCGTATAGGGGAGCCTGATTAAACCCGGCAATCGTGCTCGTTACTCCGGCGCCAACCGCTTCCGCAAAGCCGAATGTCGCGAGCGCGAGTTGGTTGACTGAGTTTCGATCCGAAATGTAGACATTGCCCCCCCGCCCAGCAAACAATGATCGGAGCAATGTATTGTATGTTGGGATAGAAGTCTTGGATATATTCATCAATGCTTTTAGCAGGATGAGCGACTGGTACTGCGCGTCTCCAATGGTGTAGTTCTGAGTTGCCGGCGTGCCGGAATAGAGCGGAGACTGCCCAAACGGATCGGCAGATACCGACGTGGCTTCCTCGTACCCTAGGAACTTGCTGCCGCCGGAGATCGTAAGCTTGCGGGTGATGCCAACAATCCGGCCCCATACGTCCAGTCCGTAGCCGGTCGCGGTCTGGACGTTCCATACGCTGTTGTAAAACGCCGTGATGTTCGTCGCGGGATCAATACAAGCATTGAACTCCTGGATCAGAGCCAGTATGCGCGGACTATTGGCGTATTGGCTCAGTATTGTTTGTTGCCAGTTTTCCATTATCTGAACACCACGCTGATGTTGGCGCTCGATATAGTTGGGACTTGTCCTATTCCCATAGTTATGGAGTTATTGACCGCCGACGTAAGCCCGATCTGGACTGAATAGATGAACGCCCACGGTCCTAGGGAGGCAATGCCAGCATAGAACCGACTGGCGAACAGCGTTGATCCGATGCGCGCGCGCGAACCCCCGTCCGTGCCGGTGAACGCCGCCGTGATCGCAGCTTGGATCAGCGCAATCGCATTGGCCGGGACATTGGCGTTGTTCTGCATTGCTACATTGAACAGAACCGGCGTGGCAGTCGGAGTTTGAAACGTCACTGGATAGGTTGGGTAGGGGGCACTATACCCTGATGACGAGTCTTGAATATAGACCGTGGTGTTTCCGGTATAGTTGCATCCCGGCGACTTCTTGTTCCATATCGCCTGAGCAACGGCTGTTGCGTTGCCCCCGTAGACGCACACATAAATGCTATTCGGTACGAGAGTTATGCCGCCAACATTGGCCGACACCGGAGTCACATTCTCGGTGACGTAGGCGTCGAGTACGCCAGGGACCTGGAACACCGCCCCCAGAACGCTGGGGAGGCTCCCCTGTGCGTTGAGCGCAACCGATGCGGCACGCCGGTATTCAAAATCGGAACGGCTCTCCACGACGTTGCCAAGCACGCCTGCGCTGGCGTTGCCGACCCGGTCCCATCCGGGGATTGCCTGATAGATTGCGTTGAGGTATCCGGCTGGACACGCGAGGGGTCCGGTGCTCTGCGCTGCAAACGTCAGATCGACAGTGCCAGACGCAGGGATAGCGCCGGTCTGTGTGCAGAGATAAATGTTGCCGCCCTGGTCCTGGGCTTTTGCCCCAATCGGAATCACAGTCCCGAACAGACCGACGCAGGTGGCGGTGACCACAGTGCTCTGAGCCGGGTTGCGTGTCATGAAATAAATGCGGCCGATGGCGTCCTGCATCCTGCCGCTGGCGTAGGACGGATCGACGCCCTGGGTCAGCGCCAGGAACTGATTGTTGCAGTCACCTATGATGGCCGTGAGCGATTGCGCAAGCTGCCCCTGGGGCGTGTTGAGGCCGAGATTGAGATTGCCGCCGAAAGCGAGGTTCTGGTCGGCCTGGACGCCTGCTAAGATTGACGCCTCGGTCGGGGCAATAAAGCCTGTGGGTCCGAACGTGGGGGGCGGAACTGCTGTCGTGAAGGCCATGGATCAGAACCCCAATGCGACGATATTACCGGTCGAGTTCGTTACCTGAACTTGCCCAGAGACCTTCCGACCATTAAAGTCAGAAACAAACACCTGCGCGGCAGTAACTTCCGGTACCGTGAGCGCGGCTGCGACCCACTGCGCCTTCAACTGTGCCAACGGCTGTTGCTTACCCAAGGTCTGTGTCCAGTACGGCACGCCAACTGTGGTGTCGTACCAACACTCTGACTTAAAGCACCGAATAGCTGATGCGGCGTCTTGCGCCAATGAATAGACATCGCTTGCTTTTGCAAAGTTTCCTGAAGAGTCTAGCACCATATCCCATGCTGCCGGATCAAGATACACTGTGTCCATCTTTGATCCCCTATGCGGTAAACGGGCTCACGGTGACTGTGGGTTCCGGCGGTCCCGACGTCCCAGTCCCCGGCATCGTGTTGATGTGCGTGTGAGCGATGGCACTGACCCCTCCAGCCACAACGTCATGGACCACGCTCACCGGTCCGGTCAGCGACACCGCGCTGCCATCGGCACCGCCGGCCTGGGTGACCATGCCGTTGAGGGCAATCAGCGGTGCGTTCAGGGTGATCCGTGTCGGGGACGTGATCGTGATGCCCTTGCTATCCCCGGCCGTCACAAACTGGATGTACTGTTCAGGCGTGTCGTTGCAGAACCCGCCGATATAGAGCGCATCTGCCATGTCAAACCTGCGTCGGCTTCCTGGATTGGACTGCGCCTGGTTGGCGACCGCGCTTGAAATATCCCGGTCAGCGAAAACCGCGATGCCGATGTCGCCGACTTCCGGGTCAATAATGACCGCGTTGGCGCCGCCCTGAAGGCGAAAGTAGGGGCAGTGACGAACCTCGCTATGCTGCGTCGCAATGTCATTTCCATCGAGCATATTGACCATGGGCAGGATATCAACAAATCCGACGGGTACGACCCCGCCATCGTTGGTGACGGCCTGAACCTGCACGAGCGTCGCAACGCATATACGCGACATCATCATTTTGACAAGAAACTGTGTCGCGTGGAAGTGAGACGCAGAACTATTCAGCTCTTGGAACCCATTAGCATCCATCACCCACCCCCTGCCATCATTCGACCCGTCGCCTGTGTAAACCACGAGCCGTTTGGGGTGTAGCTTTCGATGTGGTGCATGATCCCACCGTTGGTAATCATCGTTCCATTTGCTGCATGAAAGCCCGTTTTGATCACAACTTTAGTTCCAAATTTTATCAACGGATTATAGAGCGTTGTCACCGTGACCGATTGACCATCAAATGACGGATATCCAACAAGTCCTGTCTCGGCCGACACCTGAACCGACGAAAGCCCGTTGTCCCCGTTAGACGGCCAAATGGCGAGCCATCCGCCGCCGTCAGCAGTCGAAAATATTCTAGTCTCTATGTGCGCCGCTTCCGCACATTGAATCATTTGAGCATATGGCGTTCCCCAGAAATGTGGCTTGTGAAGAACCGAAGACACCCCATTATTGTGAAGTTTCAGCCCCATCAATCCAGCAACAGTTGCCATAAAGTCGGCAACAGCTACGTCGCCAGGATATGAGTTGTCAGATGTCGGAAGAATTCCGTCGATAGGGATGCCGTGGGCGATAATTTGAAGCGCCACATCCGGCATGCCAACCATATCAGCCCACGACGCAGCCACAAGACCGCAGAACGCTACTGGCATCCCGTGCTCAGCATCGCCCGCGTAAACGGCGACGGTCGTCTTCAACAGACGGTCAGGCGCGTTCGGTTGGAAAGTTGACAACGCGGCCATGTGATCTTTACTGACGCCGTGGATGCGAATACTCGCGTTTTTCGGAACAGGACCGCCGAAGTCTTCCATTTGAACGGATGTTCTAAGGCCTGCAAAGCTGTACGACCCGCCCGGCGCTACGAGATCGACCCTGATCTCTTTCTTGGTAAAGGCCATCAGCCTATCCCGTTCAAGTCGGATAGTTCCAAATAGACCAACTGATATCGCACGCCAAGGCCGGGGCTGGTCGGATCGAGACTTCCCTGGGTGTCAAAAAACACGATATCGCCAGAGAACCCAAGATATACGTCTCGGACTATCTTGTTGTTGTTCTCGCAGATCACGCCGCCGATGATTAGTGCGTTATTGACATAGACATCACAGAACAGCGACACGATAAGATTGGGGCTGGTCGGGTTCGCTGTGTCCGTATATTGCTTTTGATAAATGTTTATGGTGCAGTTCTGTCCGTCAAGAGAGACCTGAAGTATCTGTGCATAGACATCGTTGATCGGAATGATCTGCATTACCTTTACGCCCCCGCGCCAGCTACGGCCGGAGTTGCCGGTTGAGGCTGCACCGTGCCGGTAGTTGTTGGGCTTGCCCCGCTTGGCGATGCTGGATTAGCAACACCGCCCGTCGCGTTGGGCGCGGTCGGTATCCAGACGAACCACACCTCGACGGTCAGCAATCCGACGCCGTTGGTGGCGGATCGTCGGTAGTCGTAGTGATGTATCGTAAAGTTTGGATACACACGCTCCGGCGTCCAGATATCATAGAGCGGATCGACGACGTTCGTAATTTGCTCAAGCGATGATATAAATGCAGACCTATCGTCTTCTGACCCGCCCTTCGTCATGGTTAGTCGTATTTCAACGGGAACTTGCACTTTGTTGTAGGCTTGAAATCCGTCTGGTTCCATTGGATAGTCTGAAACCCGAAGCTCGTCTTTAATCTCGAATGAGATCACGGAATCAGGCTGGAGAACAAACGAGCTACTGCCCGCCTCAGCAACACCCCATTGCGGCGGCGCAAACAGACTCTGAATGTAGAGTGCGTCCGACACCAACAGCGACACGGTATTTGCAATCGCCGTGGCTTGGTTCAGCAGCGGCGGGACGCCATTTGCCATCAGCTGACACCCCCATACGCAAAGCTGGCTTGGTTGGCGTACAGGTGCCGCTTCAGCGCCGACGCGACGCTCTTAGCCACCCCGTCGCCGTCAGTCGCCGCCGTGTGAACGACCACAGTCTGGATGTTCACTTCATTGCTCGACGTGTGGGTTCCGCCGGCGGCGGGCGGGGTCGCGCCTTGCGCGGCGGGGCGGGCGCCTGTGGCCAGGGACGGGTCGGGGCGCGGCCCGGAACTCGAGGTCGCGGGCGCGCGATCCAGCATACTGTTGATGGATTTGATGTAGTCCCGCGTTTCTTTGAACGGGATGCTCTTGCCCCAGGCATCATCAGAAATGCCACCCTTGCGCGGGTCGCCGTACGCATTGAGCCACTTATCGACATTTCCGGCTCCGGCATTGTACGCAGCAAGCGCAAGCGTCCTGTCACCGCTGTAGCGGTTCAAGTCCCATGCAAATTCATTCTCTCCAAGCTTTCTATTGTACGCAGCATCTGTCTTTAGCTTTTCAAGATCATATTCAATGCCAAGTCTCTTTGCCGCATCTTCAGCCGCCCCAGGCGTGAGTTGCATAATGCCAATGGCGCCCTTTGAACTGGTCAACGCCTCGCCATTCTTGTCGAACTGCCGCCCGCCGGACTCTTGCTGAATGATCGCATCAATGACGTTGCTGGCGGGAAGCGTTGACGCGGTTGCTTGCGAAAGCCCAAGGTGCCGAGCAATCCAATCCTGGACTCCTGAGAATGCCCCACCGGGCCGCGCGGCGTCCGGAGCGTATGGAACGCTAGGTGCAGCCAAGCCGCGCCTAGCGAACCAGTCATTGAGCGTAGACATCCATGGAATGTTGCGCTCAATCCAATGCCCGAAGTCGTCACTCGGGTCCAGGGCACCCGCTATTGCATCAGCAATTCCAACTTTAAGCGCAAGCCCCAATCCGCTTTTCAAGACACCAGCGAACCGTGCGAGCAGCCCCGCCCCTACGGCAGCGCCGATTTCAGCACCAACCTCCGCAGCCGCAGGGGCGCCGAACAGTCGCGTCAACAGCCCTCGCACCCCGAGCGCACCCATCACGGTAAACGTCGCCACGCCAATAGCTGCAATACCAGCCGCGATCTTTGGGTTCGCCTGTACCCACTCATTCACATGGCTTAGTATTGACTCCATGTGCTTCAATACCCAATCGAGCGGCGGGTATAGTGTCTCGGTTATGGCGTTGCCGACGCCACGAATCAGGTTGCCTATGTGCTCCCACCGTTGTGATATTTCCTTGGCCTTTTCAGCACCACTGTCGGTGATGCCGTTTTCTTTCTGCACCTTCTCCAGAAGAGACGAGAAGTTTTTGACCTGCCCCATGGCCGCGATCATGTCATCGGTGTACCCCAACTGATGACCGACCGTGTATGCCGATGTCCGCCCCGCTTTCCCGGAGTTGTAAAGTTCGTAAATATAGGGCTGGACCTTGCCTAGTTTTGCCAGGAGGTCTCCCTTTGGATCAAGATAATCCTGATAAAAGCTGGAGTCAGGAACTGACTTTCCTGCGTTTTGTAAGGCGCGAGTCAATCCCTGGAACTGCGTCACCGCCGAAGCATCGCCGTTCGATCCAACCCAGAACTCGTTAATCTTTTCCTGCGCGCTTCGGAGTACCGGGTTGATATCCACCAACTTACCAACGGTAGTGCTAATGGCCGATCCCCACGCAGCAATATCAGACGCGCTTGAATTGATGATGCTGGAGAGTGCTTGCAGTGCGCTTTCGGAGCCGATGACCCGCTCTACCGTTCCTTTGACGGCATCGAGACTCAAGAATGCCGCGGTCAACTCAGCGACCGACTTCATAATGTTCCCGAAGAACTCTGCGGCCTGCTTCCCGCGCCGCTCCATTTCTTTTGCGGTGCTGGTAGCCTGTTCCTCCATCTTCTTGAGAGCTACTACGGCATCCTTCTGCCCCTGTGTGAATTTAGTTGGGTCAAGACCCAATTCGACCAACAAGGAATCTATCACAGTAGCCATCGATTATCCTTTCGCTTCTGCAAGCTGTCGGTTGTAATTGTCAACTGACAGTATCTCCAGCAGCAGATACAGGTCTTCAGCCCCAAGTACGGAGTCCAACTCTGCCAGCGTCGCCAGCCGACTTGAGACTACCGCGCCGATGGAGTGCGGGACGTTCAGGTATTCAGCCCAAGTCCGGTCTTGCCCGCCGCCTCCGGGGTTGAGGTCGAGTTGGCGGCGGGAAAAGAAAAACCCGTATGAAGAGTGAACAACTCGGCCCGCAACTTAATCCTGGTCGCCACCTCTTCAATGTCATCCTCGATCAATCCACGGACGATATTCGGACGCATTGGATCAGGGACAAAGGTGATGCACCGGAACATCTCGTCGAGCAACGGCTCCGCATCATCAAACCGAAGCCCGGCAAACGCCTTGATGCCGAGATAGGCGATACCTGCCAGCCCCGCCGAGGCGATGTTGTCGGGGATCTCGACGCCGGAACGCGCGAGCGCCAGGAGCGCCCGAGCGGCCCATTTCTCGGCCTGCGACGCAGGCATTTCACGGAGGGTAAATACTTTGCCCTGGTCGCGACCCGGAGCGTCAATCGTGACGGTAAGCGTCTTGCGTGCCATGGATTAGTCCCCCGTCGAGATCGGAACCGCCGCGACAGCGCCCCATTCCAGCATGTATTTGCGAGGATTGAGGGTCTTCTTGACATCGGCAATCGGGGTGTGGGACTTCAGGATGCCGTTAATCAAGGTGTAAGCCTTGCCGACCGACGGCAGTGTGATCACAGCCTTGGCCCAGTAGACATCTTTGGCCGCAATCTGTGCCTGATACCACGTCTCGAACAGCGTGTTGCTGGCCGAGTCCGCTTGCAGGTTGATGGTCTGCTTGATGATCTGGGGGATCCAGCCAGCACTGAACACGCCATCGACACCCATCTTGGTCTCGGCGATCTCGATAGCCTCGGTCGAGAACGCATCGTCGGAGGCGTAGCCTTGGAGTGCCTGCGGGACCGTATACAGCCCCGCGATCGACAAGACGAAGGTGCTGTTGGCGGAAGTGATAGATGCCATGTTACATTACCTCAGTGCTGGAGAGGGAGATCTGCTGCACCGACTGCCCGTCCATATACCACACGGTAATCGGAGGGGACTGGCGCAGCGCCCGCACCGCGGCGGTCGCCGGCAGGACTTGGATATAGTAGCCCTGAGAGTACAGGATTTGGTCAATAGGCAACCCAGCCGCAGCGTTGACTTCCGCGGCCTGAAGTGCTGACAGGGGGACGCCGGCACGCATCGCGCCGTAGTTCAGCGCGGCGTTGATCGGATCGGTCAGGGCCGAGCGGATCAGGCCGTAGCCCAATGAGTTATAGGGCACGCTGTTGACGGTGGTCAGGAGCGCCATCAGCGAGTTTTGCAGGGCGTTGTTCAGCCAAATCTGATTGACGTAGCTATCGGCCCATTTGAACTTGCCGGTGATGCTGCCGGGATAGAGGAACTGCCAAGAATTGTTGGCGTTGGCATAATTCCCGTAGAAATTATATCCGTTGGCAATCAGGTTCGCCGCAGTCACCGGGTCGTTGACGCTGGTCCCAAGACCGGACTGACCTTTGAACGCCAAAGTCGGGCGGCCATTGGTCTGTGTGAAGTTGATGGCCGCGACCATGCCGCAGACGAACGGCGCCAAATAAAGGTCAGTCGGTTCATAGATCAGGATAGTTCCCGAAGTGCTATTTTGGGTCAAGATATAGCCAAGGCTCGACGTAGCTGCCGTGCTGGCTGTTGGGGTGATATCCGCGTCCCAACACACATATGCAAACTCATTGTTTTGAGTGGCGTTCCATGCCGCGAACAACTGCTTCTGCGCATTGCCGGTACTGCCCAGAGCGTCGGGATCGAATGCGGTCATGAATGTTGCGAAGTTGGTGGTCTGTGCGATGACGCTCGACATGAACGCCGACGGCGTGGCGGCGGCGGCCCCCTGGCTGAGCACGGCGCCGGTTGCGCTGGTCAGGTACAGGGAGACTGCAAGAACGCCGCTAGCGTAGGCGATGGTAGACGCGGTGCCGGCGATCCCCGACGTGACAACGAACGACTGAGCAGTGCTGTCGTAGGTCACAGCCGGGGCGGTGGCTGACGCCACGAGAGCCTCCGACGCGACGTAGTAGGCGCCTGCCGCCGCTACGGTATAGACGCCAACACCGCCAGCCGTACCCGATACCTGAGCGGTGATGACGGCACCGGCCGGGATGCTGGTGCCCGTGATGGTTTGGCCGACCGCCAGGACGCCGCTCGACACCGCCGAAACGATCAGATTGGTTCCGGTTGCGTTGACGGTCTCGCTGGCGACGGTCTGGCTGACGGACACAGCGTAGGTGCCCGTGCCGCCCGTGCCCGTGCCAAGCGCGGTAATCGTGGTGCCGGCGGTGACACCCGAACCGGTAAGGGTTTGGCCGACCGCCAAAGCTCCGCTCGTCACTGCGGACACCGTAAACCCGCCGCCAGTCGCGGTGATCGTCTCGGACACGATGGTCTGGCTGATGCTGACCAGATAGGTGCCCGTGCCGCCCGCAGTGCCGGTAAGCTGGCTGACTATGGTGGTGCCGGCCGCGACGCTGGTGCCTGTGATGGTTTGGCCCGGAGCCAGGACGGTGCCCGCCACGACGGCCGAGACGGTCATCACGGTATTGGCGATTGCCGCGGTGCAGGAGTTGGCCGCGATGGCGCCAGTAACGATACCGCCGAGGGTGCCTGTGACGTTGGCCTGCACCGGCTCGCTGGCGGTGATCGCGGCGTTGAGAAGGGTGGCGGCGGTCGAGAACGATGACGCCGACGCAAGGCTGACAGACCCGGTGTGTGTGTAGCCGTCAACCACGACCGAGAACGTGCCGTTGATCGCCTGGATTTGCGACAGGCTCAAGCCCGATACGGTGCCGCCCCGGAGCCACGCGGCCTGTGCGGCCTGGGGATAGGTAGCGAGCAGGATCGACCCCGGCGACAGGGTGGCGCCGTTGTAGCCAGCGAAGTAGACCGACGCGATGGCTGCTTCTTTGCTGTTGGCGCCGAAATAACCGGCGACCGAAAGCGCAGTAGGGAACGACAGGATTGACCCAATCGGGACGCGGCCAGAATTGGACAAGACAAGGCCATTCATGACCAGTCCATTACCGCTCGCCGAGATGACGTTCGGGACTACGTTAACGATCTGTGAGGCGGGGATGGTGGACATGGATTTTGGCTCCAAGCGGTGCAGAGTCGTCTAGACTAGGGTTGATATTCAGCGTCCACACTGATGACACCAGCAACCAGAGAAGCCGCGAAATCCTGCGTGGTTGTAACGACAGGATTGGTCTGCATCACAGCATCTATGACCCAGCGGATCTCAACCTGTTGCTCTCCGTTCAGATACGGCAGCTGCTTCGGTTCGTCCGTGTACAGAGGAACTACGTCATACCCGGAAGCGGCAAACTGGATAGTCGCCCATTCCGAGCGCCAAAGTGTGGTGATGATTTGAGTGTTATCCGCTGCTTGTGGTCCGTGTACATCGATCTGAACAGTTAGCTTTATTGGCTGAAGGTCTGTTCGCAGTCCAGCAGACACCGGATAGTTGTCCTGGAACGTCGTAGTGTTAGTCTCCAGCCGTGCACGCAAGACGGGAGTCATGACTACGAAGTTGACGCCGGACGGTTCCGGTACGCGATTATCAAGTCCGCGCACAACTTCGGTTCCGGTCGGCAAGACCAGCATCAGGAACGAGCGCAGCGCTGTCAGGACTTGAGTTTCAGTGAGGCTGAGGGAGGCGCTCATGATTGCCTTGTCACCGCCACCTTGACCCAACCATCAACCGACGCCCAGTTCTCAAGCACCATTGCCACCAGCCAAACGCTTCCATCCGGCAGCGTAATGAGATCGCCCCCAGTTTGATCGGCGCGGACTACGCCGTCCCAATTGCCATTGATGTACATCGCCCGGCGCTCGCCCTGGATATCGAGGCCGTCCGTCATGATCAAATCATTGTACTGGAGCGATTGAACCTGGACTTGAACCCGTGCCGGCTTGGCATAGGATGGGGTCCGCGAGCCATCGTCCGCAGTCGTGTAGCCGGTTGATCGCCGGATGGTCGCCGTGACGCACGGGTTGATCGCGGCGACGGCTGATAGGGCGATGGCGTGCAGGTTCATGACTTCACCGTGTACTTGACGCTCTGCCAGAGGTGGCCGGTGTCGATAAGGGGCTTCTCGGATTGACCACTGTAGTCGTCGCCGGCCTTCACCCGCGCGGCGGCCTCACCAACTACCTTGCCGGTAACGACAAGACTTTGGTCTTTGCTGCGCATCTTCTTGAGCATCAGCGTGATCGGCGAGAGTGGCGGGCTGTCAACGGCCTGGATGGACTCCTGAAGCTGCCCGGAGATTTCCTCGCCCATGCGGCCGAGCGTGGCGTCGGTGTCGTAGTTCGTGGCGACAAGCTGTTTTTCGATGGTGTCGCCCCAGCCGCCGCTTTCCTTGGCGATCATCGGCCGAAAGAACGGGCGCGGAGGAATAGATGCTCCGGGAGCGCCGAACTCTTGAATTGCGGCCACCATAGCGGTGTTGGTGCCATCGGGATAAACATCGGTATCCGCCATCCACCCGACCTCAAGCGTCCCCTTCTTGTTCAGCTTCGCGGCCATCTCGTTGAGCTGCGCGGTCAGCTTGTCGCCGCCCGTGAATGCCTTAGCTACCATCTGCGGCCAAGCCCGTTGTATTGGGCGCGCGGGCCGTGGACATAGCGAGCGGTGCGGAACTGGGGCGTTGCCGCCCAGAACGCCGCGCCGTATTTGGTCTGCTGCCACCACTGAACGGTGCCGGCCGGATAGTCGTTCTGGGTCGCCACCGTGACGCTGCCCTCGGTCGCGTTGCTGATCCGGCCGACCAGGGTCGAAGCCGGCTGGCCGTTCAGCGGTGCGTTGATGGCGGCAATGTGGGCAGTCACCATGCCGAGCAACATCGCCCGCTGACCGCCCGCACTGTCGTCTGTGATGACGCTGCATGCCGTGTTGTCGCAGTAAAGCCCAGCCTCTGCCCAATACGCTGCGGCCGTCGCCGGCTGCACGGATGCCGCCAACTCGGGGTAACGTGCGGACCACAGGCTGTAGTCGAATGCGACAATCGCCATGATTTAGGCCGCCTTCGCCGGTTGGATGCGCGCGGGGAGGTTCTCGGGGTCAATCGCCTCGAACCCGCTGCGGACCCTGAGCTTTTCCTTGGCTTCGGCGGTCGCGTGCAGGCTGCGGTCGTTGGCGAAAATGAGGTTGTTCTTGATGAAATCGCTGTCTTTGTTCTGCGCGTACCAGTGATCCCAGAAGTCCTTCGGAACGTCGTGGGTGATGCCGTAGCCTCCGACGATTTCGTGATCCGGGACTTTTTCCAGGTGGCGCGCGAATCCATTGAGCGTCACGCGCTCCGGGCGCTCTGCGGCCTTGGTGATGGTCCGCCAGCCGCCGCCAAACATCGGCTCGCTGCTTTCAACCATGTCGAAGACGCGCAGAATGAGGCCGTGCGGGAGCTTGCAAGCAACCGTGACGGTGTTGGTCGAGGTAATGGTGCTGGGCTGGGTGGCCATATGGGCAGTCTCCTGTGGATGGGGTTATCTGAAGCCCGCCCGGCGATTAACCGGGCGGATTCCAGGCACAAAAAAACCCGCCAGCGGCGGGGTGGATTTCCGAGATGTTGGAGCGTTTACACGCCGATCATCTGGGCGATGGCGAACGGCTGACGGATGATCGCGCCCCACGAACCCTGCGTCATCTTCTGTTTGAAGGACGACATATCGCGGATGATGGCCCCGGCGCGCAGCTTCTCGTTGAAAGCGGCATAGGCCGACTTCTGGCCCTCCACGTCCTTGGCGATCAACTGCACGACTTCTCCGGCGGCCGAACCCTGCGGGTTCTGAGCCGAGGACGCCCCGTACTGGATGGCGGTCTTGACCTCCAGGCTGGGGAAGTTCTTGCGGATCAGGTCTTCGACGTTGACGTTGTACTGGTTGGTCGCGGTCAGAGCGGCGCGGCTCTTGGGCGACAGGGCCAGCACGAGCGGGGTCTTCTCGTCGATGTTGCCGGACGACTGACTGACCAACTGCACGAACAGGCTCTGGATGTCAGCGAAGATTTCGTTCGCGGTGGCGTTCAGCGCCGTGCCGTTCCACCACTTCAGGCCACCGGCAGCCTTGGTCGCCGGGGCAATCGGGGTGGGCAGGCTCGGGTCGTTCAGCAGGCCGTAATTCTGCAAGCCGCTGACGCCGTAGAAGTAGGTCAGGTTCTGGAACTTGTTCAGAATGTTGACCGATGAGGTCTTCAGCTCCGAAGCCCAGTTGATGCGGGCGCGGCCGGCCTGCTCCAGTTCGCGCTCGCCGTATTCCACCACGACTTGGTAGAGATACGCCTGACGCTGCGGGAAGTTGCTGTTTGCCTTGGCCCGGCCGTTGGCGCTGAAGTCGCCATAGCTGGAGACCTCGCCAGTGTGCTCAACCATCGGGAAAATGGCGGTGGTGTCCACCCAATCGCCCTTGCGCACTTCGTCGATGATCTCGACGGCCGCATTCTTGGCCGTCAGGACGCGCAGAAGGTCGGGGTCAACGAAGGTGGTCAGGAACGCGGGAATACCGCTGTTCGGGGTGGAAATCAACGTCGGCTGGGCGTCCATCGCCAACTCGAAGTCGTACTTCCACTCGGGCTTGAGGTAGTCGACAGCGCCAGTGAAGCTGATGCCCCACTCACGCTCAAAGCGCCTAAAATCAGGGTGGCGGTTCATAGCGGGGGGTGTCCTTAGTTGGAGATCTTGACCAGTTCGCCAACGGCACCAGCCGACGACGCGCGGAAAGGGGTTTCGGTGGTGCTGTTGACGCTGATGGTCTGAGCCGTCAAAGCGGTTTGGTAGCCGTTGGTCAGGTAGGTGCCCGAACCGCCCACGCCGGTCAGGTTGGCGTTGGTCGCGCCAGTGGCAGAGATGGACTGAGCAACCACGCTGGAGCCGGTCAACAGATCGTTGATCGCCCAAACGCCCGACGAACTGGCATCAACCGTCAGGTACATCGCGTTGGTGGCGGTGATGGTCGAGGCGGTGGCGGCGGTCGAGGCCGGGCGGTCGGTGTAGTAGGTGCCCGCGCCGCCGGCAGTGGCGGTGCCATAGCCTAGGATGGTGGTGCCGGTCGGGATGTTGGTGCCGCTGATGACCATACCCGGAGCGAAGACGCCCGAGGTGTTGGCGCCGGTCAGGGTCAGGCCGCCGCCGCCGATGGTCAACGCCGTCGAGGCCACAGTCTGCGACACGTTCACCGTATATGTGCCCGTGCTGCCGGCGGTGCCGGTGAGCTGGTTGACAATCACGGTGGCGGTATCAACGCCCGTGCCGGCAACGGAGAGCCCAGCGCCAAGAACGGAGCCGGTGCCAACCGCAGTAACGGTCAGGACGGTGCCGGCGATGGAGCCGGTAGCGGTGTTGGTGGTCGGAAGCGCGCCGCCGGTCGCGGCGGAAACGACCTTGGCGAGAGTGGCCGATGTAGCAGTCGCGCCAACGGTCGGGTTGCCGGTAGCCGCGAAGCTCACCTGACCCGTGACGTTGTTGGCATAGGCTTTCTGCCCGATGGTGGCGGCAGTGGTGCCGTCGTTCTTGACCCAGAAGTCACCCGCGAAATACAGGGTAACGGGCAGGCCGGTCGGAACAACCATCGTGCTCTCGCCGAGATAGGCGGTGATGATCGCCTGCTGATCGCGGGCCAGGATGCCGGTCGGGGCAAGCGTGCCGGTGTTGCTGACGGTGATGTTGTTGGCATCGGCCCACGCGAAGCGGCCGACAGTGACGCCGTTCGGGCCAGCAACGAGGGCGCCGGGGCCGGCGTCAACGGACGAACGGGGATTGGTGGACGCGAAGTCACCGACAACCGCCGGAGCCTGCACCACGTTTACAGCGGAGGGGAAAGGCATCGTAAATCCTTAGATAGAGCGGATGCGGGCCGCGTTGGGGAACCGCGTTTCGAAGTCGGCACCGCCGGCACTGTCGCGGGCCATGGTGGAGCGGTCGCGCTCACCGGGCTTCGGGGCGGTGGACAGGATGGCGCGATAAGCGGAGGGGTGGACGCCATCGACGGGGATGCCGATGCTGTCGAGGGCGAGCTTGTAGACGGCCTCGGCGCTGTCCTGGGCAACGGCGATCTCGCCGATGTAGGGGCGAACCACCTTCTCGGCGTCGGCGATGTCACGCAGACGCTTGACGGTGGCGGATTCGGCTGCCTTGACGGCTCTGGTGATGGCGGCGTCCATGGCGGCTTTGGACGGCTTGTCATCCTCGTCCAGCCGGTCGGGCTTCTCTTTGCCTTCCAGCTTCACCACGTCGTCATCCTTGGGGGGAACGGGCGGCTCGTCTTCGGCCGGCTTGTCGAGTTTGGCGACAGCGGCCTCAAGACGCCGCACGAGCGCCTCGATGCGGCTGGCCTGGTCGTCTTCCTTCTTCTCGGCAACGGCCGGCTCGTCGGTGTCAACGACCAGGTCGTCGTCGGGAAGGTCTTTCTCGTCAGCTTTGTCGAGCAGGTTGACAAGATCATCAACCGTCGCGTCCTGTGCCAACTTGGTGCGGAGAGCCGTGATAGCTCCCTTGACCATAGCGGCCTTTTTGTTGGGGGCCTTGCGAGCCATGAGGTTCTCCTTGAGTTTAGAATCTCCGACAACCACGTCGGAACCAGCGCGGCCATGGGGCACCAAAGCCACATGGTTTCCGCGTATTTCAGTCATGCGTCCGTCGTAGCGGACACCCTGATAGGTGCCCGGCTCCATCACCGGGACGTAGCGATAGGCGCAGGACAGTTCCCGCTGCTCTCCGCTTTCGATGGCTTCGATTGCGTCCCGCGCCCAGACCACCAGCGAGTTGCGCAGATAGGGCGCGACGAACTCGGCGTCGGTTCCTGTCGCCCCAACCACGATGTCCGGCCTGTGATCGTCGGCGGAAACGGGAACATGGACGTTCAGCAGGGGAAGACTGTTGAATGAGGCTGCCGCCTTTTCGAGTTCGGCCGGGTCGCGCAACAGGTAGTAAACGCGGTCCCGATCCAGGCCGAGCCGGTCGGCGTCGGGGATTTCGTGGCCGTAGTAGGGGCAGACATTCGCCTTAGAGATGTTGGTAACGGCGACATGCAGGCGGCCGTCCTCATCCACCGAACGAACGGTGGAGCGGTCTAGGGCGAGAATTGTCATGGTTTATTATCCCGGCAGTATGCTTCTACTAACGCATCTGCAATTTATTTCCCGGCCAGGGTAAGTCCATTTACCCTCTAGGAACATTCCTTTATCAACATCGTAAATCTTGCCGTTGGCCGCGACGTGTTCCGGCCTTGGATGCTTCCCGGCATGACTATGCAGCCACTTTGCTTGCTTGATCCCAAGCTGCGACTGACGCACGATTGTTATTGTTGATGTCGCTTTATTGTTCTGGTCTCTGGCGATCAACTCAGCCCGGCGCCGTGTGACGCCGTACCGCTTCTGTAGTTCCTTGCTCAACTCGGCGAGATTTCCGCCCTGCGCCACGCTGCGCATCACAAGCCCATCGACCTCGGCCAAATGCTGCGACGCGATGGACTTGATCAGCCCGACCTGCTCGCCAATGGTGGCCTGCATCACCTCGTTGGCTTCGCGGGTCATCTTCCATTCGATGGCAAAGCCGGACTTCTTCAGCGCCGCCTTCATCGCCGCGTCGGAGCGGTCGATTGCCGCCGTTGCAAACCACCGGGCCATGAACGGCGCGAGGTCGTTGATCTTCTTCATCCGCCGCCGCGCCAGCTTCGCCAGGGCTTCACGCATTGACGCTGCGGCGCTCATGCCATCGGTCCAGTGGCCGCTAACGTCCGTCGCGTCCTGGGCCATTAGCGGCGGGTTGGCCTTGTAGGTGGCCTCGACCCAGTACACGACGCTATTGTGCAATTCGTCCACCAGCTTCGTCAGCTTCTTGCGGTAGGCCGCCTCGATGCCCTGGTTCGGATGGATCGGGGGCAGGGTGATCGGCTTGCCGGTGGGAGAGCGGAGCGCAGTCATGGACGCCGAGCGGACGTGGCCTGTGGCGGCTCGTCGTCTTCCTCGGGATCATCATGCTCATGCTCGGGATCGTCGCCACCGCCGCCATCAGGCGGCTCCGGGTCCGCATTCAGATCAATCGCCGCATAGGGGCTGTCTTCCTGCTCGGCCAGCCGGACCCGCACCTCATGCGGCGCCAGGACGCCCGCGTTGATGTACTCAATGTCGGTGTCAGCTTCGACCTTGCGGACGTTCGCCATCGCGGTTTCGTCCAGGCTCCACAGCGGCTCCCAGCGGAAGGTAATCTCGGGGTCAATCTCGCCGAACAGCGAGAGCTGGATGATTCGCAGCAGCTTGGTCAGGGCCGGCGAGAACAGGGCTTCTTGCTGCGCCTCGATCCAGTCGTAGAACGCCCGCATTTCGCCGTCACTTGAAGCGTTCAGGCCGCTCGGGGTGATGCCGAGTAGCTTGACCAGCGGGATACCTGTGACCGCAGCCATATGCTCCTGGGACTGCGCCTGGAGATGGTCCAGGCTGGACAGCGGCACCGAAATATTATCGAGTTCCTCGGTGTCCTTATCGAGCAACATGATTCCGCGATTGTCGCGAAGCCGGTTGAACAGTTCAGCGCGGCTATACATCGCCTCGCCGCCCCCGCCATTCAGGACGCCGGTCATGTTGGTCTTGAGCGAGAACACCGTGAACGAGTGCAATAGATCGCTCACAGACTGCCGGGTACGGAGCCAGTTGTCGATATAGGGCTTTGCCATCTGCGACAGCGACAGGCCGCCAAACGCATATGCCGGCTTGAGCAAATCCGGGACTTCTCGGGAGACGAACGTCAGCAGGCGGGATGCGTGGATTTCCCGGCCCTGCACGTACCAGGAGGTCGGCTTGTAATAGTCGGCCCGCAATGGGTCGTTGCTGTTGTAGACGTTCGGGTAGGTCCACACCGGCTCGATGGTGGCGATGCGCTTCAGCGCGCCCTTGGCGATCTTGGCCGGGCTGATGGTGAGCGGCGTCTTCAGCTCAACCGGGTCGTCGGTGGCGCCCGTGTCGAGATAGATTTGCGATCGCCCGAAGAAGCCGTCCTGCTCGGCGGCTTCCCGGAACTTGGCCTGGACGCCGAGGCGGGTCATCTCGGTTTCGATGGCCTTCAGCTTGTCGCCCTTGTCCTCGCCGCCGGACGCCTGGAGCTTAACCCACTTCCGGGTCATCTCTTTGGCGATGATCTCGGACGGCCGGCGATACTCCGGGCGCTGGGCAAGTTCGGCCAGATACGGGTAGCCGACGAACCCCATCACCTCGGCGCCCATGCCGACATACCCGCTCATCTCGCCAAAGCCTTCGTCCATCGCCAGCGCGGCACCCTTGGGCACAACTCCGGGGGCCGGGCGGGCCGGGCGGAACACGTCAAACTCGGCCGGCTCGCGGCACGCGCGGGCGATGGCCTCGTATCCGATCTTCATGGCGGGGCGAGGTTCGGTCATTAGCTGCCCTTGGGCATGGCTGTGCATCCTTATCATGCCCGCGCTATGACGCTGGGCGAAATTGTCATTGCGGCCTTGGTTCCGAGCATTGCGAAGGCGCCGCTTACAGCGTCCACTTGGTCATCGTGGGCCGCTTGCGGGAATGCCTCGATCTCATCGAGGAACGCGCCGCACCACGTACCCCGCACCAGCCGGACATTTCCACGCTCGGCGGCGGCGGATACTGGTCGCGCCATCGTGGTTTTATCGCCTGTCTTTTTATCGCCCTTAAAGTCGAACCCAACTAGAACCCGGCGAGCGTAGTGGTCGATCATGCCGACGCCAGACGATCCCGGCTCTTGTTCCATCCGAATTGGAATGCCGCGCCCGTCTATGTCTGCGGTTTGTCGAATAACAGCCTCGATCTTCTGCGGTGTGCCACGGAGCCGGATGATGTCCTCAACAAACCATATCCCGTCTTTGACCGTAACCTTAGCCCCGACTGTCCAGTCTGGGTCTTTTCCGGGGGCGGCAGCGGTCGCGGCCAAATCCCAGTAGCGCAGTGACCGCCCGCCGGATGGCGCGGCATTGACGATCTCGAACCACTCCCGCTCGAATAAGCCGCCGCAGGGCAGCACGTCCCAATCGCCATTGAGCAGCTGCGCGCGGGTCAGGTGGTCAAGTTGATCGAGTGAGCGTCGGTACTCTGCTTGGTCCAGGCCGGGGTTGTCTTCCAGCCGTGCGGGGATGAACGGTCGGCCCTTGTCGCGGCCCTCGACCACGAACCGCTGCCGAACCCACTCATGGCCGTGTCCGCCGGGGTTACTGGCTAGCCGGGCGCGGAGCGGAACCTGGACGCCGGCTTTGCGGCGCAGGCGTGATAGCAAGTAGCGGTACTGGCTCTCGCTGAACTGTGTTGCTTCGTCAATGCCGATGAACTGGAGTTCCGCGCCTTGGTAGCGGTATTTGTCCTTTTCGGTTTCCAGATATCCAAAATTGATGGTCGCTCCCGATGGGAATGACCACTGCTTGTCTTGAGCGTTCCACTTGGCGTCACTGCCTGCGAGCCATTGCTCGGCGCGATCCATCAAAGCGCCCGGCAATGCCAGATCAGCGTAAGTTCTGCGAAGCAAAAGAGCGGAATAACCGGGGACGTGGACGTATTGCAGCGCTGCCATAAGCAGACATTCCGACTTACCACCGCCGGCCGCTCCTCCGTAAAGCGCCTCCAGATGCGGCAGTGCCAGGAACGCCAGTTGCGGCGGAAACGGTTTATTCGGGCAGTATTTAGTCAGTACCGCCGGAGTCTTTACTATCAAACCCAATGCCTGTTGCGGCGAGAATCTGGGCCGCTCTGGCGGCTGTTCCGGCGTCCACAACATGGTGCGTTAGTTCCATTTTCATAGCCGGGGCCTCATCGCTGCCCCCATGGCGTAGCTCTGTCGGTGCTTCTTTCCAGCGGGCGCGGGTCTTGAGCCAGAAGATCTGCGCCGCGACGTTGTTGCTGTCAACGGCGTTCTTGTAGAGCGCTCCCGCCACCCGCGCGTTTGCCTTGGTCGTCCCGGTGTCCAGCTCATGGCGGAAGTTGTCCGCCAGCGTCTGCTCGTCGATCTTCCGGCCCGATTCGGGATTGATGATCATGGCGCAGATGTCGGCCTGGGGGATGCCATAGGCAGATAGCTGCTCGACCAACTTCCGGTGCTCAGGGGTGGGGCGAAAGGGTTTGCGGGCCATGGTTGCTGTCCGGAATAGGTCTGCTTGCGATCACGCCATAAGCCGCGTGCGGTCCCGACTGCGGGATCAGCGTCCAGCCGTCGTCGAGATAGCGTTGCTGGTCGGCGTAGCTGATGTATCGGCACTCGGTGATCTCGGTGATGTCACCGGCCGGCATTCTTGATCTCATCGAACGTGCGGCCATCGCCTTCGAGTGTTGCGGTCTGGCCGGTAAAGTCCTGCCAGCGCTTGCATGCTACGTCGACGTAAGCCGGGTTCAGTTCCACGGCGTAAACGCAGCGGCCAGTCATTTCCCCAGCGATGATCGTCGTGCCGGAACCGCTGAACGGTTCATATACCGCTTGACCGGGACTGCTGTTGTTCTCAATCGGGCGTTTCATGCACTCGATGGGCTTTTGAGTGCTGTGCCCAGTCTCGGACTTCTGCGGCTTGGGGATTTGCCAGAGCGTCGTTTGCTTGCGGTCGCCGCAATAGTGGCCTGAAATCCGGTAAGCGACAGATCGAAGTCGCAAGCGGCAAGCTCGCCCAACTCCAGCGCCAGCAGCTCGTCGTCCCACTCAGCCCAGTTTGCCGACTTGTTCGCCAGCAGGCGGAACGCTTTGATCTGGGCATCGGTCAAGTCGTCGGCAAGCGCAACGGGGACAGTCTCCAGTCCGAGCTTCCTTGCTTCCTTTAATCGCAAGTGTCCGTCTACAACAGAGCCATCAGATTTCGCGACGATTGGAATGCGGAAGCCGAACTCGCGGATGGCAGAGCACATCTTGTCAACAACGGCGTCGTTCTTGCGCGGATTCCGAGCGTAGTCAATAAGACTATCTGTGTGCACATTTTTAACAATGAGCATTTATCCGAGCCTTTATTACCGTAGCAGTTACCATAGCGCGTTCCATCAACATAGCGCCCAATGCCACTTTCATATCCTGGCAACTTGATCCGGTTGACTCAATGTCATGAGTTATTGACTCGACAAACTTGTGATGCTTTATACATAAAGTTATTAGATTTTGCTGACTATTATCAAAACTAAGTCTAAATGGTGCTATATGATGGACCTGCAATAATTTCGTTGTTCCGCACATTGCGCAAAATGGCATACGCTTTTTTGCTTTTAATCTTATCTTGTTCCACTGTGACCCACGGCCAGTTATTCTGTCTGTCTGGCACATCCAGTTTTCATAGCATGGTCTGCTGCAAAAATTACCTTCGGCATTCGTATTTGCGCCTATAGAACTCTTGTAGACATCAAACTGTTTCAAGCAGTGCTTGCATTGACGATTTTCATGTGTGTTAGCGTGTCTACATTCTAATGAGCAAAACTTCTGCCCAAGAGATGCCCGCATCATCTTTCCACACTCCGCGCAGGATACTTGATCGGATCGAACAGACCCCTTTCCCGATCTCCCTCCACGACTGCTTGCGCACCTTCTGCAAACTACTGGGTTAGTGTCGCGTCGCACTGTGGAAATTATCCCACAATCGGCACATACACAGTTTTTCATCCCATTCTTGCGTTGTGCTTTACTAAGATGCAGCAACTCATGTCCGGGGATTGCGCGCCACTCTTCGTCAGGTGTATAGGAATCGTCAGCCATGACCGCAGCTCCTTTCAGCTCGGTTAGGTTAGGGTCGAGAGCGGGGTTCCAGCCTGCTTTCGGCCCGAATTATATCACAAACCTCTGTCTTTGTTAGGAAAAATCCGCAACTGCGCGCTGTTCTAGCTTCATAGTTCCGATTTTTCCTAATGCATCCCAAAAAACGGCCCCACAACCGAGGCCGCCAAATTGCCCAGTACTCCGAGCACGAAGTCCCCGAACACCACAATCACCGTCCCGACCATCGCCGCGCTGACCGTGATCGTGTACCGCCGCCGATGCGCCTGGACATGCCGCACGACGCGGCGCTTGTGGGTCTCGGTCATTTCGGCGCGAACTTGGCTTTGAACACCGCATCGGTGGCGGACGACACAACCCCGCGTCGGCCCTTGATGACCCACGAACCCCGGCTGATGTAACCGATTGGCGTCAACAGCCCGGCCTCGGTATTCATGATGCCCCTGGTCCCTATCATGTTCATGATCCTGTTAGCGGACGCGGACGATCCATCGTACTGCACGGCGTAAACCGTCGCGCCGTCGGCCTGTCTTGTGTAGATCACCCCGGAAACTTCCCGCGAGCCGGGCAATCCACTTGATGCGCCATCAACTCGACCCGACCGCTTGCCGTATCGTTCTGCATTTTATCCAACTGGTCTCCGAGATGCTGGACCTGCCTGGTCAACTCGGTGATCGCGTGCTCCAGCGACTTGATGGTTGCCTCGTACTCCCGCCGCGACACCACCACCGCCGGCAGGCCGTCCAGACGCTGGTGCAGGTGGTTGCCGGCGGCCACGGACTCGGCGCGGGCATCGCGCACCTCGCGCAGCAGGGTCGTGAACATCCAGGTCGCGGCCGTGATCAGGACCGCGACCACCGCCGCCGCCGCTTGCAGCCAGGTCCCGGCATCGCCGGCCGTCATGATCCGCGCCCGACGAGGTGAGCGAGGTGCTCCGGCACGGGCGGTGGGACCCAGTCGATTGGGATGCCGTGGTGGTCAGGCCAGCCGGGCGTGCGAATCGCGCCGCTAGATAGTCGGGGGCGTGGGTTCATGCGGGCCTCGGAAATTTGGGTGCGCGACCATGCTGCGCTGCTATAGGCTCTCGGGGATTCCGGAGCCGGGGGCGCGGTTCGCGAAACGGCCGTAGCCGTCGTCATCTCGTCCCATATTTTGTAGGCCCGCGTGGCGTACCCACTATTTCGAACCTGCATTTAACGTATTTCACGGATTTGCAGCGGCGTCAATGAGATTTTTGTGCCGTTCCGATATTTTTTTGGACTGATTGACACCACCACGCGGGGCTTCGGCCGCCGTGACATGACGGCGATCACGGTGTCGACCCCTGACAGCAGCGCCGTCTTCACCCGGTCGGCGTCGGGGTTGGCGCCCGCCACGAACCCCAACAGGGCCGGTGGAACCACGTCGTCGAGACACACGCTCTCCAGCACCGAAATCGCCAGACCACACAGAGGCAACCGGTGCAGCGCGCCCATAACCGCTGACATCCGGTCATCGCAGGCGCGCCACGCGTCCTCGGACAGATCGGCGCCCGTCGGTGCGACCTCGGGATGCCACCGCCGAGACCCCGACATCGCCGACCAGGTCACCCACAGCGTCCGATATGCCGACAGCGCATCCCGCCGCTTCCTGCCATCACCGTCCCGATAGCCGAGCAGCCCGCGCACCCAGAGCGCATCGATCGCCGTCGCGGCCTCTTGCCCCGGAGCCAACCCGAGCCGCGCCCGCTGTTGCTCGATCGTCTGTGGCAGGATCACCGGCCCGCGATCGGCCACCTGGATGCGGCGCGCGACCGAGCCGTCGGGCTGGCGGTCGACGTTAGCGCGGCGTTTCCGGCCGGAGCGGCGTTTCGCCATGCTGCTGGATTTGGTTTTTTTGGTCTCTGTCATGCTGTTTCCCTCCCCATATCTGCCCGCTGAGTACGATCCCAGACACAAACAGCTTTCCTCCAGTTATCAGGGTGTTCCTGGAAACGCCATTTGGCCCGCTTTTACGTATCGCCTCATATGTCGTCATGAGATATTCCGGCACGGTGGATTTCGACGGCGCTGGCAATGCTCGGGACTGCGCGGCAAGCGCCTTACGGACAGCGCGATCGATCATTTCGTCGATTTGCAGCGACGGGGCATTCGGAGCCTCGAACCGCCCGGTCTTGCGGATGGCTGGGAGAACGTCGTGGGTCACGAACCGCTGGAACGGCTTGGCTTGAGGCTTGTCCGAGCGCATGACGAGGCGCCACATGCCGGGCTCGGAAATGATGTTGGCCTCGCGTTCGCCCCTGTTCCCCTGAATTGAGGTTAGGGCGCGCTCATCGGCGTCGAGCGTCATAATCGCCTTCGTTGGATTCTCAAGGTCCAGAACCGCGCAGACATCGGCGGCCACGAACCACGGCTCGCCATCCACCTGGATGACGCGTACAGGTTTTCCTTCGTACTCAAACGGTATGATGCTTGGCATTGCTTTGGTCTCCGTTGAGGCCGGTGCTGGCACGCGCCCGGCACGACAACAGGAGGTCAATTTCTCGACCACCGGCCCCAACGAAGCGAGGAAACTGGTGGTCGTGCTTCAGGTCGTCCGGTGCCAGCCGAACCTCCTTTGCATACCACACCCTGGCCCCTCGGAAAACACCTATCCCACCTACCCGACCGCGGCGTCAACATGCTGTTTCCCTCCCCATATCTGCCCGCTGGATGGCCTCTGTCTTGTCCGCTACCCCAGTAGCCAAATCTGAAATCATCGCATCAGGCGCCAATCCTAGCGGGTGCGGCACGTCGTGAAACCCGCCCGCCTGAGCCTCAGCCACCAAAACGTCTAGAACCGCCCGCCTAGCAGCCATCCCGCGCCGATCCGGCACATCCGCCACGATGATCCGCGCCTCCGTGGCGGTCTCAGTCCAGCAGTCGGGCATAGTCGCGCTCACGATCCGCCTCCCTCCGCTCCTGGAGCTTCGGCCCCATGTCCTGCCTGCGGTTCCGACAGCACCATTTGGAGCACGGATGTCGCGTCCTGGCTCGTATCTGCGGCATCGGCACCGTCGGCAACAGCAGCTTGACCCTGGCTATCAGCCGACGGCGATGATGTCGTCGCAACGCTCTCGACCTCGATTTCCCGCTGGCCTCGGGGGTGTGGAATTTGGCGGAAGCGAGGATCATGTTTTGTCCGAAATGTTGAGCCGTCACAAAGTCACACACTTATCACATCTAACATACTGATATATATAATATGTTACTATGTGACTAATGTGATATGTATAGATATACGTCTATGTGCCTATATGCGCCTATGTGCGCATATGTGTGTATCCTGCGCAGTCACAACCGTCACGTCGTCACAAACCAATCGCGCCAATATGTTAGGCGTGACGGTTGTGTGACGATGTGACAACTCAACGATTTTATGTTTTTTCTGCCAAGCACGGTTGGCCGCCTGACCCGAACCGGTATCACGGACCACGCCCCGGAGAAAGGGGGAAAATACCTACGCCGTGAACACTCCGTCGGCTAAAGCCGGCGGCTTCTGTGACAAGTTATGCGGCAACCCGCTGACTTGACGCCACAAGGCCCGCTCCAGGCCCCTGAAAGTTAGGAAAGCCACGATGCAGTATGTTCAAGGCAGCGTTGACATCGCGATCCAACACCAGCCCGCATTCAGGGCAGTGGTGGGTTCGCGTTGCCAGCGTTTTCTTGACGATAGTACCGCACTCGGAGCATTCTTGGCTCGTTCTGCGCGGGTCAACCAACTCGACTATCCCACCAGCATATTCTGCTTTGTAGGTCGTCATGAAGATCAACTGATTCCACGCAGCATTATGAACAGACTTGGCAAGCATGCCGCTCGCAAGCCCTTTGATGTTCAAGTCCTCAAACGCGATATGCGTAAACTCGTCTGCAAGCCTGTTGGACAGCTTGTGCAAAGAGTCGCGGCGACGATTGGCGATCTTGCTCTGGTATCGCGCGACAACCTTCTTGGCTCGCTTCCAGCCCTTGGAGAACCGCTTGCAACGAGCCAGCGCGCGCTGACGGCGACGAAGTCCTTTGGCTGCGGTCTTGGTGATCTGCGGCGTCGGCACTGTTTCCCCGTTAGACAGAGCCACCAAGGAAGTCAGGCCGACATCAATGCCCACCGGATTGACGGCCCGCTCTGCAACCTCGGCCTCGGGCCGTTCAAGTTGGAAACAGATGTACCAGCGGCCAGCGGATCGCGAGAGGACCGCAGCAACCGGCTTGGTCGGAAGTTCCCGGTGCCACTTGACCTTGATCTCTCCAGGAATGCCGACGATGCCGATTTTTCCGGACTTGCGGATCGTCAGGCCGTCACCAACGCGGAAATCGGCGCTGTCATAGCGGGACTTCGACCGGAACCTCGGGTACCCGGCTTTTTTGGTGGTCTTAACACGACGAAAGAACGCCTTGAACGATTTGTCCAGTCTGCGGAGAACCTGCTGTTCAGTCGAAAACCCGTACTTCACCAAGCGGTCATCGGCAAGCCTGACAGCTTTCAACTCGTTGGCCTGGTCGGCATAGCTGAGAGACTTTCCCTGACGCCGATAAGCCTCAATGCGCTGCTGCAGTCCGGCATTGTAGAGGTCGCAAAAAGCCCCCAGCATCTCGTCCAGAGCAGCCTGCTGCGCTCCGTTCGGTCGAATCAGATACTTGTAAGACCGGATTGCCACAGGCTATTTGCCCTTCTGGTTCTTGATATATTGCGTAATAGCTTCTTCGGAAACGCCACCAATCGATGCAGCAAAGTAACTTCTGCTCCAGAGAGTTGGAAGCCGGGACCGGAGACCTGGAAATTCCTGTCTCAGTATTCTGCTGCTCCTGCCCTTGAGGCGGTTAACTATCTCTGCGACACTGAGCGTCGGATCGGCTTCGACAAACACATGAACATGATCTGGCATGACTTCCATTGCGTGGATCATCATGCTGTGTTCAGCGGCAACCTCGCACATCAGTTCCTTCAGCCTCGCGTCGATTGGGCTCACCAGCACGCTGCGCCGATATTTTGGGCACCAAACGATGTGAAACTTCAGGGAAAAGACTGCCCCAACGTTCTTTCTGTACCTTGGCTCTGACATAAGGAGAGATATATGCTTGACGGAAGGATAACGCAAGAGGTATCTTTGCCCTACGGGCAACCGGCATTCCGCCGTCGCCTGAAGGCGACGGTCCCCAGCCGGAGGTCATGATGGGTTTTGCCGAAAACCGATCGATGACCCACTGCGAAACCTTTGCCGCGAACGATGGGCTGCACCACTGTCCGAGGTTGACGGCGACGTAAGGATGAACAAAGGTGCCCTGCCTCTGAGCCGCGCCACCCTGAACGGTCTGGACGATTTCCGTTATGGGAATCCCCATAACGCTCGATATCTCGTCCAGGAACGCATTGGTACTGGAAAGGCGCCGTTCTTCCAGACTTGCTCAAACCTACGCATAGGTAGGTTTGACGCTGGATTTCTGCTTCACTGAGGCTGGTTTCGTGGCCGGCTTGCGCCGACCGCCAGAGCCTTCCTCTCCACAGGCTGACACCGTGGAACTCACGGCCAATTTCACGAGGTTCTTCGCCGCGTTCACGTCCCGATCGTGAGCGCGGCCACAGGCCGGACAAGTCCACTCTCGCACCGACAGCGGCAAGACTTCCATCTTGTATCCACATGTCGAACAGGTCTTGCTCGAAGGGTACCAGCGGTCCGCCACGATAATCCGGGCACCGTTCAGCTTGGCCTTGTACTCGATCTGCCGCCGGAACTCATGCAAACCCACATCGGCGATGGCCCTTGATAGTTTATCATTCGCCATCATGCCCCGCACGTTCA